GACTAATCATGTGACACTTAGGTTCATAGTCTAACTCTTCAGCATAAGAGACTAAGGTCTCTCCTGATGTGAGAATGATCAATTGGGGAATCATGCATCAACTTCAACAGGTTCTGATTCAGTCACTACAGGTGCCTCTTCAGCAGGACTTGCACCAGTGTCACTTACTCCAGTAGTTTTCTCATACTCTGCCGTAACGTCATCACGTGGCTCAAGGATGGATACGATACTCTCAGCTCGAATCGTGAACTGAGCTTCATCACTCAATACACAATAAGGAGAGAATCCAACAGCCAAATCTCCTGATTCATCCTTTGAATATGCTGCGAGGCGAGGGTTAGATACCCAATACGCAATCACTTCCTTTGTTTCTTTATTTTCAACTTGCTTCGTTTCAGCAATGATATGTTGACCAATCTGGTTTACGAGTACTTTAACAGCCATTAGATTAATTGTGGATAATAAGAAAGACACTCCTATCATAACAGGAATGCCTCGGTTTGTTTATTTAGGTGATGGGTAAGAGCTTTCTCTTGTGCTCTTCAGGGATTTCTTGCATTAGTGTAATGCGAAGCAACCCATCAATGAAGGTGACTTCATTTACTTTTGTGTCGTCACTTAGTTGCCAGTTACGTGCGAAGCTTCGCTGTGCGATTCCCCTGTGGACGTATTCTCCATCAGTCTCATAAGACTTGGATACTGACACTGATAGGACTGATTTTTCTACAGCAACTTCAATGTCCTCTTTGAGGAATCCTGCAAGTGCAATTTGAAGTTGTTGACTATCGTCATCAAGACGTACAATGTTATATGGTGGGTAACTTGAGCCATTGTCAGCAAAAGTATCGAGACGTTTAAACATCTCCTCCATACCGATTCCAACTGGAGAGTAACGCTCCCAGCGAGTTAAGTTATTCATATGAAACTCCTTTTAGGCAGTTTGTGTGTTGTGTGAGCCCTTACGGCACTCACCTGTATTTATTATAACACACAAACCAGTTACCGCAAAGGAAGTGGGGTTAACCCTACTAGTCGTTTCTCTTGCTGTGGTCCATCTGACCTACATTATTATTTCTGTTGGCAGCAAAGTTACTTGCCTTCTGTGCATTCTCTGATGAGGAGAGTGACTTAGGCTTCTTGGTTTTACCATTCTTATCATTAGACACCTTGAGTTGACGATTCATCTTCTCAAGGTCGGTTTCCTCACGTGTCATTAGGGTTTCGAATTCATCTTCAGTAATGATACCCCTTTGTTGTAGGAGTGTCAATGCTTCAGTAATTGATGTGTCTGGTGATTTAGTATAGATGCTACTATAAGCATCTCTCATGTTTCCGAAACTGGCCATTAAATTACCCTTTTAGGTATTTATGAAACAATTTACGGTTTTATGTAATCTTATTCTCTTCTTTTTGAATAAATCCTGAGAAATAGTTACGAGGTTCATCTTTATTAATTGTTATATGACCAGACTTCTCATAATTAGCAAGAAACTCACTCTCTTGTTCAGCAGAGTATTCCATCTGTCCAAGATGAGGCAGTTCAAAACGCTTACTCATAAAAGTTTTATAGCCTAAACTCTTAGCTCGTTTACAGAAAGCAAAGTCTTCTGATAGATACAATCCAGTTTCATCAATAATGGGAGCGAACAAATCTACAATATCATCGTCATCTTGATATCTAAATGTAAGTTCTTCTTTGAAATGTTCATACATCTTCTCAACAACTTCTCTCTTAATCATCATAAACCCTGTCGCAACATAAATTGTTTCGAATAAGAACTCAGTATCTTCTCCACCTGGCTCAGGACTAGATGCAAAATCAATTGGCAAACCTTTCTTTGGGTAGAAACCACCAATAATGTCTTTATCGTCCAAAATCATCGAATGGATGTATTCAGGTTCAAAACGAAGGTCGGCGTCAATCCATAAAATATGAGTCCAACTGTTGTCATGCAATGCACGACGTAGCATTATGTCTCTGCCGAGACAGATTAAAGAACAATTAGGTAAGGTTTCAATTGATAGGTTAATTCCGCTCTGCAGTGAATAAGGAAATAAATTCACAATGCTATGAAAATATCCAGATGTAACATTACCTCCATAACAGGGTGTTAGGATTTTGATGTTAGGTTGTTCCATAATGAAAATAGATTAATGTTATTATATCAGTTTTGGGGTGTATAGTTTATCTAAGGACATGTACCCCATTGTGGATGTCTTGATGTCTGACCGGGGAATCCAGAGTTGGTATCAAAACTGTTTGGCATCGATGGAATTTTACTAACACACCAACCTGATAGGTCTTGGTTGAATTGCTTTGCGTTATAGAACAACTGCTTCATGTTCGACACATTGTCAGTCTTCCAGTTACTAATGTTTTGGTTAAATACCGGTGCGTCTTTAAACACCCCACACATCTGTTCTACATTACTAACATTCCAGTTACTAATGTCTCGGTTAAATGCCAATGAGTTGTTGAATTGCGACAACATATTCGTCACATTTATAGTATTCCAGTTACTGATGTCTCCGTTGAATACAACTGCATCTTCGAACGTGGACGCCATGGTGTTTACTTTACCAGTATTCCAGCCATTAAGGTCTTGGTTGAATGCTTTCGCCCCATTAAACATGTAATGCATCTGAGTAACATTACTGGTGTTCCAGGCTTCGAAGGTATTTCCATTTACAGTTACCTGCTTGGTATTGATGTCTTGGTTGAATGCCTCTGTAAATCCGAACATTTGGTACATTCCCGTAACCTTACTGGTGTTCCATTTACTAATGTCTGAGTTGAATACTTTCGCAGCAGAGAACATAGTATTCATATTCACCACATTACTAACATCCCATCTACTAACGTCCGATTTGAATACAAAATTATTCCTGAACATACTGGTCATATCCGTGCATTTTTTAACATTCCAGTCACTAACGTCTGAGTCGAATTTCCGGCAGTTTGAGAACATAGAGTACATATTCGTAACCTTACTAGTTTCCCATTTACTAAGGTCTTGGTTGAATTCCCAGGCATCGAAGAACATATAATTCATTTTAGTCACCTTTGACGTGTCCCATTTACTAATGTCTGAGTTAAATTTGACAGCATCACGGAACATAGTCTCCATGGTTGTCACATTCGACACATCCCAGTCACTAATGTCTGAGTTGAATGAACGGGAACCATAGAACAGTTCCTTCATGCTTGTCACCTTACTAACATCATTAAGGTTTCCAAATTCCCAGGTTGATGTGTCGCTGTGGTTATCCTTAAATAGTCCCTGTGGTGATCTTGATGTGAGAAAAATTAACTCTTCACCTGAGTCAAACGAAGTAATCTGCCTTTCATTAGTACCATCAATATCGTAAGCATAATACGGACCTCCAGTGAGTCTTATAGTGGTGGCCGCGTTCTTCACATGCCAAACGCCACCATCGTGATCGGCCCATGGCATCCGGGGAACAAATAACTCCTTAAACTGAGCACCAGTGACCTTATAGGTTATCGGTGTGCTGGGAACAGATGCATCCGTTGCAGCAAATAAGTCAGTATCTAATACTTTGTCTAACCAAGCTGGAAGTGCCATTTTAATTTTTTTAATTATTTAGGACAGAGTAATCTAACCAGTTGTTTGCCATGAGTTAACAACTTTTTAATTATTTCTTTGAGCCAATTGAGTATTTTGGTACCAATTCCCATTCACTCTTTTCTTTGTAAGGAATGATTTTGATTTGACTAATAGAAGATGCATCTTCAGTCAGTGATTCGTTTACAATCTCAACCAATCCCCACTCAGACAAAAGTCTAGTGATTCTATTGCGTCTCTGTACATCATTCTCTGAAAAGTTAGACTCCTTACCATCAAGCAAGAACAACTCCTTAAAGTGTACAATATAATATCTGCCTTGTTTATGTAAGATATGACAAGATTGAAATAGTTTATTCTCGTTGCGACTTGCTACACCAATACGTGTAAGTGTTTCTCGAACTTTCAAAAAATCATCAGGTTGTTTTAACCTGATTTCAATAAGCGCGGATGCATCCCAATTCATTGTTAGTGTTTATTATAACAGGATTATTTAGATTTAAACCACCCAGTGACAGCAATACGAGGATTTGGAGCTCTTTTACTCACTTCACTAACAAAATGTTCTATCCCTTCTTCATCAGGAATTTCAAAAAACATCAATGAATTAAATTCTGGTGTAACATATTCACCATTGCAATGGAACACACCTCCATACTCTGGTCTCCAGTTCTTTGTGAGGTTGAGAACAAATGCCACATCACCCTTATTTTTATCATGGTGAGTAGATAAGAAATCACCAGGTTCATACACACTGAAGAACATCTCATCCAACACTAAATCCTGAAGTTCAGTGTTCTTCTCAATATGATCTTTGAATACAAAACTAATATATTGTCTAAAATTACACATGAAGCAATCACACACACTGATATGATCAGAACTTTTAGTGAATGAATAGGTGAAGAACCCATCTCTCAATGATTTGGTGAGATCACCATCCCAATCATAACTTGTACCTCCAAGTGTGCGATCACTTAATACTGAGGCTGCCCCCTTTATAACATGAGATTTAATCCACCAGTCTCCTGGACATGACATCAATTCTTTATAGAGATTCTCTGCCATCACAGGATCTAAAAAGTTTTTAGTAATGATCACATTCCACCTCTATCGAGTTTTTGTTTGATTTGTTTTATTTGTTCTGGTGTCAACAACTGAAGTGCTTGTTGTGCCTTCACGCGTGAGTACTGGTAATACTCCATTATCATGGTTGTATTACTATCATCTTGTACTTTAGGGGGAAACCCAAATCTCTTACCTTTGCGTACAGCATAATAATAGAAATCATATTGGAGTTCAGGACCTAACCTATGGGCCTGATTCATCTCCTCAGCTAACATTATGGTATCCATATGCATGGCAAAACATCTGTTTGTCAGGAATGGGACATATCCAGACAAATCAAAGATGTATTTCTTTTCATTGATTGATTTAACCCAATCAAAGGGCGAACGTTTACTCATCGATGTGCATAATCTTGTTGTACTTTACCTTGAGAGCTTGTAACATCATGGCTTGAGAGAAACTCTTTGGACCCTCACGCAATAATTTGAGTTGATGTTTGTTAGAGGTGAATCTCTCCATCTCTTGTCTCCAGTTGTCAGTCATTGTAGTGTTCTTCATAAAACTTGATGATGCCATCTGGTGTTGGATTACCCTGAGAAACCCAGTCATGTGCACAATTATAGATGGATTCAGAACTATGTTCAGGTGTTCCATCTGCATTGACATGAGAACCAAAATTACGCAGAAGAGTTGATAAACACTTCTCGCGTAATCCTAACCTGGTTTTGCTATAAATCCAATCCTTTGTTATTTCCATTGCATTTCCATCATTAGTTGAGTACAGAGTGCCAGGAGTGTGATAGATGGATCAGCCCCACTTTCCATTTTGTATGAGTATTCATTGAATATCATAACAGCCTGTGGTTTTGATGCGTCTGTGCACTTCTGCTGTACTGATTTATAAATCATCGACTCTACTGCTCTTGGATGAATGTATGTGTTTTCAAACACCCACATATTAACTTCAGACCACCTCTTATTCTTCATTGAAGTTATCAATGCATCAGGTGTGGCTTTGAGTATATCAGAACTCAGTTCACCAGTGGTGGTGCTACCCTGAAGGTTGTTGAGTATACCCCTCCAGTCTGGAGCCATGGACATGATGTACTTTGCCAACACCTTGTCGTCAAACTTGATGTTGTTAGACTTGAGGATTCTGGTGCACTTCTGGAAGAATTCACCACAAAGTGGTGCGAGAATCCCAGGGTCTCGAACATGGAAATCAACAACACTACAACGAGAATGAATTGCATCTATGATGTTATGAGGGTAGTTACAGGTAAGGATGAACCTGCAGTGACTTTGGAACTCTTCAATGAGGGCTCTGAGCGCCTTCTGCGAGTCTTGCGTGAGGTTATCTGCTTCGTCGAGGAGGACAACTTTGTTTCCTCCAAACATACTGGAACAACTGGCGAATTGAGCGACATTAGTTCTGACTTCGCCAATTCCACGATCAAGCGAAGCGTTGACGAACAGGAGGTCAGCATCAATCTGAGTACAGAGAGCACGTGCAAGAGATGTCTTGCCGACTCCTGCTGGTCCGGCAAGGATAAGGTTGGGGAATTGTTTTTCATTTACATATTGTAGGAAAGTGTTCTTCACGTTTGTGGGTAGAATACAATCTTCAACTGATTGAGGAGAGAACGATTCCACCCAGAGATATTGGTCATTCATTTGTTGCGGTCAGTGTCCCAGAAACAATCAGCGTGGTATTCAGGATAAGAGATATATGGGTTATCAGATGAAGATGAGAGTGAAATGGTGTCAGTTCCCTGTCCACCAAAAATGGTGTCAGTTAACTGCCCACCAATGATTATATTATCTCTATTCTTCAACCAGTCTGTTGATGAATCCCTTGAGGTAAGTAACCTTTGAAATTCTTGATACTTATTCAGTTGTTTCTGATGGTAATCAATAATATCATTGAGACTATTATCAATCAATTGATTGAACTCACTTGCTGTGACATTACACTCAGCATAATATGAGAGAGTGTCATCAATATAATCTTTCAGTTTTTCAGAATCAGTTTTGGCATTAGTAGGAGGAAGCATAATAATCAGGATTCAAAGGAAGAGTCAGGCTCAATTGCGATGTAATAAACAATCGGCATTGAGTGGTGAGTGAACTGGGCCAGGTTCTTACGACTGACAATAACATCATAATCACCAGTAATAAGCTTAAGATTTTCGACCTTAAGATTGAATTGGAAGACATTTTCTGTTTCACCCACCACAATGCGGAAGGCGTTAGAACCACTGTTCTTCTTATCACGAACAGTAAGGACGATGGACTCACCATCACCCACAAGGGACACATCAGGGATTTGAAGTACAGCTGCTGCTTTCTTTACCTTCTCTAAGTGTTCTTCTGTGAGCACCACACACACATCCTCAGAGGGAAGTTTTAGTTCTTTATCTGGTGGTGATGTGATAACACTTGGGTCTGAGTAACGATAATCAATAGAATTCACACCATCAGTGATTACAATGCTGTCATCATTGAGGGCGATTTCACATCCAGGGACAAGTGAGAGAGCGTTAAGGAACTGATTGAGATCATAGATGGCAACATCACGATCAAACTCTTCTGTGATTTCACTTTCAACCAAGATGTTCTTCATTGCACTCATACTACGCAGTTTCCTACCTTTCTTAATGAGGATGGACTGGTTAATAGTAGAGAAATTCTTCAATACAGAAACTGTATCACTAGTCAAAAACATAATCAAGATGCGTGGTCGGTTTTATTATAACTTGAGAAGTAATCCCTGTCAAGGGCAATCTTCAGAAGTACGAAGTATCCAATTATATCCATTACCACATCTTCATCATCCTCAAGGATGTCACCATGCTTGATGCGACTGAGTTTATCATCAATCCTAACCAGTATTTGTTCAACAGGTGATGATTTACTCATCACTCTTACTGGGTCCAGTGCAGAGTCACCATACTTGTGGTTTTTCTCTAACAACATCTGCTTAACCTTATCACACACTTGTGCGATGTCTATTTGTGTGCTCATTATTTTGTTGTTGGTTTACGGGCTGGTTGTTTCTTGGTTGTTGGTTTACTTGTCCTCTTTCTGGGTTTCTTTTTGGGCACTAACTTATCAGGTGTAATGATAACCCTTGGGATATCATACACACTGGGTGACATCAATGACACTGATACAAACTTGGCACCTTTAAATCCACACTCGCTCACCTGTCTGTTGAAATGTGTCTTAGCTTGTTTCTGAGTGCCCTCAAAATACATGTAACATGTTTTGTTACTGAGAGTGTAGGTAATTTCTAACATAAAAAAAGGGGCTCAAGGCCCCCACTACTAAATCTGTGCTGGAGGTACGAACTCGGAAGTTTCATCATTCCACCAAGTATCAAACTCTGACCTAAGATAGGCAGCGTCTTCAAGAAGGTGTTCGTTACCGGTCTTGTGATAGTCAGATACAAGTTTTTGCATCTGCCTGTTTAGATCATGTGAAGTTACGTCCATGACTAATTTCTCCAGTTGTTTTACAGTGACAACCCGTCTTGATTCATTCATTGTAATTCATTAGAGAACTCATTAATTTTACACCATGTTGTTGTGTTTGTAAAGACCCCTAAAGACCGCCATAGACCCCTAAAGACCGCCATAGACCCCTATAGACCTAATAGTTGCCAACACAGTCCCTAACATAACAAGGAGGATTGGATGGATCTAACCACTTAACGTATTCGTGGTCTTCCAGTGCTGTAAGCATTTGTAATTCACATCCAAAAACATACATTGTGAAGTATTTCTTCTTGAGTGGGTCATACTTCTCAATGACTTGATGGTCATCAGTTTTCTCCACCACTCGATAGGGAAACCTTTCTTGTAAAATTTTCATAATAATTAATAAAACGAAGATTAGTCACAACTGTAATTCAAATGCACCTCCTGTTCCTCCCAACTTGATTCATAATCATCATAATCTTCAATGATGTTATAATAAGACTCATAAAAGATGTCAGAGTCTAATCCAGTTAACCCAAGATGCTCTGCAAACTTTTCAAGATCTGAATCGTGAAACTTAGGTGTTACCATGACAGGACAGTAAGAACAGGTGAGTTTATTTATCAGTTATCCGTAACTGATGTTTCCATTATACCACAATGGTGGCAGTTTGTTAAGGGTTTTCCTCCTGTTCCATTTAACAAACCTATCATAACCCGTTACACTTGTAGTGTCAACAACAGAACCAACAGTAAAGCTTATAAGGGCCATAAGCAACCCTAATGACCCAAACCATTGACAGGGCCACCAGTGACCCCTTATAATAAGGAGGTAACAAGGGAGAGCAAATGTCAAATTTCATTGAAACGCGTGGAATGTTGGCCAAACTGTTGGCAACTGAGAATCTCATCATTGAGCATGACCCTAAAGCATCAACTGCAGGGTTTAACACTAAGGATCGCATTCTAACCCTCCCAGTGTTAGACACCAACAATGAATTTGTTTATAACATGATGTGTGCCCATGAGGTTGGTCACGCATTACACACTCCACCAACATGGTGGGATGATGTCCCCAAGGATGTCCCATTTGATTTTGTGAATGTTATTGAGGATGTTCGCATTGAGAAGTCCATTCAAAGTAAGTTTCCTGGTCTCAAGAGAGACTTTAGGTTTGGTTATGATGAGTTACATCAAAAAGACTTCTTTGGTGTGTTAGATGAGGACATCAGCACTAAGAGTTTTATTGACAGAATCAACCTTCACTTCAAATTGGGATCGCGAGCAGTTGTCCCATTCTCTGATGAGGAGATGACTTATGTTAAAGCAGTTGATGAAGTTGACACATGGGATAAGGTGTTGTTAATTTCATCAATGATTTGTGATTATCTTAAAGCAAAGCAAGATAACAATCAAGAGACTAAGGTTGAAGTTGAATCTGAAAGCACCAATAAAAATGGCGAGCAATCAACATCAAGAATGAATTCAGATGAGGGTGATGAAGAGGAGAATTCAAATGAGAATAATGGAGAGGGTGCAGACAATCAAGTTGATGAGTTTCAATCAGAAACACAGGAGAGATTTGATTCTAACCTTGAGGAGTTAACAAGTAATAATTACCAAGACCTGGTTTATGTCAAACTCCCAAAGAAGTTTGATAACATTATTATTAGTTGTGATGAGTTGCGTAATGATTACAATTACAGCACAGGTGACATTTCGCGTGGTCTTTATGGATTCCAAAGTTATCTGAAAGAAATCAGAAGTGATGTAATGTTTATGGTCCAGCAGTTTGAAATGCGCAAGTCTGCTGATGCTCACGCCAGGACCAAAGAGAATAAAACTGGTGAGTTAAATGTTAACCGCCTGTTTGATTACAAACTCACAGATGACATCTTCCTGCGTCAGTCAGTGACACCAGATGGTAAGAGTCATGGGATGGTGATGTTACTGGACTGGTCAGGGTCAATGTGTAACATAACAATCTCTGTTGTTAAACAAATCATCACACTGGTTCAGTTCTGTCGCAAAGTTCAGATTCCATTCAAAGTTATGACCTTCACCAGTAATAATAACTTTGAGAGACAGAATTATGACCTAACAAATGTTGATTGCATTTGTCCTGAAGGGATAAGTTTGGTTGAGGTTGTTAGTTCATCATCTAAAAACAGAGACATTGACACTGACTTGCTCCACTTGTGGTGTGAGGGTCATCATGTTGAACACAGCTCATCATTGTGGCCACACTCCAACATCATGGAGATGGGTGGCACACCATTGAATAATGTGTTGACATTGATGCCATCTGTCATTGAGGAGTTTAAGTCAAAGACTAAAACCCAAAAGGTTTCATTTGTGTGTGTTACTGATGGTGAGTCATCACCTGTTTATCATTATTCATTACGCAAAGGTTACACATCACATGATTACATCACTCCCTGTTATTCACATTACTGTAAAGTGATGTTGAGAGATGGTTCTAATGTTATTTCATTGGGTGGGATGTCTGAACAAACAACACACCTGGCACACTGGTTAGAGACTAAGGTGAAGGACATAAGTGTTATAAACATCTTCCTTGGAACACAAACGCGGTGTTCCAATTACTGCTCTAATCAGAAAATTACTGATTTTTACACTCACATTCCCACATTTAAGAAGGAAGGTGGTGTAACATTCAAATCAAAAGGTTGGAACACCATTGTGTTAATCAATCCCAAAACATTCACACCACCACAAACTGAAATTGAAGTGGATGATGGCAGTTCAAAGTCTAAAATCAAATCAGCATTCAAGAAGTTTATGAAAAGTAAGCAGTCTAACAAGGCAGTTTTAGCATCAATGGTGGAGACATTAGCATAAGCACAACTTATCTCACTCATAAGTGATGCTAATGGGTTTGGGGGTTGGCAAGACCCCCTCTGACCCCTTATAATAAAGAGGTAAACAAGGAAAACCACATGTCAAAATTCAATCCAACAGAAACCATTCCAGCACTCATTGAGCAGTTTGGGCAAATGGTAACAACCAAAGAACTGAAATCTGTAAGTGGTGAGATTGGCATTTCACTCGCCACCCTCAACAAAAACCTCAAACTTTATAAAGTTGGTCGCGGTGTGTTTGATCTTTCCACTTATGAGAAGGACACAATGTGTAACACTGGTCACACTGATAACATCAGTGCACCATGTGAAACACCAGTAACATCACTCATTCCTGAGAAAGATTCACTTTATGTTCCATGGGGCAACTTCAAGGACATTGAAACCATTGTCAAGTCTAAAACATTCATGCCCCTTTACATTCAGGGTTTGTCTGGTAATGGTAAAACACAATCAGTTGAGCAAGTTTGTGCTAAACTGGGTCGTGAATTGATCAGGGTTAACTTCACACTGGAAACAGATGAGAGTGACCTTATTGGTGGATTCAGGTTGTTAGATGGTAACACAGTGTTTCATTATGGTCCTGTTGTTGATGCTCTTCAGCGTGGTGCAGTTCTCCTGTTAGATGAGGTTGACCTTGCAAGTTCTAAGGTCTTGTGTCTCCAGTCCATTCTTGAGGGTAAAGGTCTTTACATCAAGAAAACAGGTGAGTTTGTTCAACCTGCACCTGGATTCAACATTGTGGCATGTGCCAACACTAAAGGCAAAGGTTCTGATGATGGCAGGTTCATTGGTGCTAATGTTCAAAATGAAGCATTCCTTGACAGGTTTGCAGTAACCTTTGAGCAGAGTTACCCCAATGTGGCAACTGAGCGTAAGATTATGACTCGCCTCCTGGTTTCACTGGGTCAAACAGAGTGTTTATCACTGGTTGAGAACCTCACAGATTGGGCAAGCATCATTAGGACAACATTCACAGAGGGTGGCATTGATGATGTAATTTCCACTCGTCGCTTGGCATCCATCTGTAAAGCGTTTATGATATGGGGAGACATCAACAAAGCAATCCAACTCTGCTGTAATCGTTTTGATGATGACACCAAGGGCGTCTTCCTTGAGTTATTCCAGAAGGTGAGTGGTGAGGTTAGCACTGACACCACCACACCTGAAACCATTACGACCTGGAGCACTCCTCCTGTGACCCTGTGACCCTCCTTATGACCCCCACACCTGACCAAGTCCATTACCTGCTCCCAAACCCTCTGGGACCCTACCATCACCAGGTAGAGCAGGTGGGTAAGTTGTCTTACAAGGTGTGGTTAGTCCACGAGTATGATTATGATTACGCCTGTGGCAGACAAGTTAAGACCATTTGGGGGTTTATCAGACATGGTAAGGTTTACGCACCAAAGAATGCTAAAACTGCACAGGTTAAATCTCTTTGTAACCTTACTGATGCTTATAAACTCTCACCCTTCACATCAATGCCCCTCAAACTAACAGGACTCGATCTATTATGACTTACAAAATGGATTTTGAAACACACAATGAACTGAAAGAAATCATTGAGGATTCTGTTGAGTTCTTCTGTGACCAGTACATGATTAGTGGAGAACTAACTTGGTTGATTGTTGAGACATTAGCAGTTGCCAAACTTGATGAAATGAAGTGCGTATGATATTTTTGTTGTTATTATTTGCTTCACCTGCCCATGCAATACTAAATTCTTCAGTGGTAATCAGTGACAGAGAGATTTGTCCTGGCATTGTAAGAACTGAAGTAAAAATAAACAACGCTTACATTGAAACCACTTATGACAT